CGTACGTTTGGAAAACGCTATAGTACATTTTGAGTGGCTTAAGATTTCTATCTTAGCGGCTGGCTCGTTCTACTTAGGCAAGAGTTAATGCGTATAATAGGTGCGCTAGCAACCCTAATCCTATTATCAGGATGCTCAAGCCTAGGATTTGAGCAAGAAGATCAAGGTTGTCCAAAGGATTCTGACTCCGTTTGTATCGATATAACCCGTGGGCAAGCGGCTGTCAGGGCAGAAATTGAGCAGATGCTGATGCAGGACGAAGGCTTTAGGTCTAACCCCTACTTGGATAACGGTAACACAAGTATCGGATTTGGTAGGAATTTGACTACAAATGGCATTTCTCGTGGTGAAGCCTTATATTTGATGCAGAACGATTTGGATAATATTGAGCTGGGGCTGAAGCTAAGATTCCCCGTGACTCAAGATTTAGATCGTGTTAGGTATTACGTAGTAGTCACAATGGCTTATACTATGGGCCTAAGCAATCTGGCTGAGTTCAAAGATATGTGGACCGCGCTAGAACAAAGACAGTATGACCGTGCCGCACTCGCGATGTATATGAGTAAGTGGTGCAACCAAGTTAAACAGAATCGTTGTTCTAAACTAGCAACAATGATGGATACTGGAAGGTTTTAGTAATCGGAGCGCCACATGGCATTTATTCCTCTACGCTTCAAACCCGGAATTAACCGCGATATAACCACAACTGCTGATGAAGGTGGTTGGTATGAGTGCGATAAAGTGCGTTTCAGACAGGGACTACCTGAGAAGCTTGGTGGTTGGGCTAAATATTCAGCGAATACCTTTTTAGGCACGTGCCGAGCTACGTTTGGTTGGGTTACTTCATATCAAGATAATTTCTTGGCTATGGGTACTGAGATAAAAGCCTATATTGAAGCGGGTGGTGTTTTTAACGATATAACTCCATTACGTACTACGCTTACTACTACAGCTACAGATAACTGTATAGCTACAACAAACGGTTCTACTACAGTTGTAGTTAATGTAACCGCTCACGGCTGCGACAATAATTCTTATGTAACTATTGTTGGGTCTACAGCAGTTGGTGGTGTGCCAAACTCAGAGTTAAACGTTGAGCATAAAATAACCAAGATAAACGACGACTCTTTCTCTATTACTGTTACTACCGCAGCTACATCGACAGTGGCAGCAGGTGGTGGCACTGGTATAGACATTGAATGCCAACTTAATCCGGGATTTGCTGCAACTACTTTAGGTTATGGTTGGGGCACTGGTTTATGGGGGCGTACTGGTTGGGGTTCTGGTTCTACGCCGGGTATTAACTTAGGTGCGCGTTATTGGTGGTTTGATAACTTTGATAACGACCTTGTGTTTAACTATACAATTGATGGTTACGGCGTACCTTATATATGGCAGCGGGGGACAATAGCTAACCCTAATACATCTTTAAGTACACGTGCTATACCACTAGCCGATTTATCTGGTGCGACCGACGTGCCTACTTATGTAGGTCAGGTTTTAGTATCTCAGAACGATAAGCACTTACTAGCATTTGGTGCTACGCCATATGGTGGCGGCGACTTTGACCCGATGCTTATACGTTGGGCTAGTCAGGATGCGCCTGAAGATTGGACACCAGAAGCTACTAACTCCGCTGGTTTTATACGTGTGTCTCGTGGCTCAGTTATTAAACGTGCGTTTGCAACACGACAAGAGATTTTGATTTTTACTGATACCGGTCTACACAGTTTACAGTTCACCGGTACTACTGACGTGTTCTCGTTACAAGAATTGAATAATAACATTTCAATTATGAGTTCTAGAGCAGTCGCAACTGCTAACAACGTAGTATTCTGGATGGGGCATGATAAGTTCTATATGTATAGCGGTCGTGTAGATACATTACCTACTACGTTATGGAAACACGTGTACCAAAACTTTAACTATGGCGCGCAGGATGCGGTGGTTGCTGGCACTAACGAAGGCTTTAACGAAGTCTGGTGGTTATACCCAACAGGCTCGTCTACTAATCCTAACGCATATGTAGTCTTTAACTACGTAGAAAAGTTGTGGTACTACGGCACATTAGAGCGTGATTCTTGGCTTGACTCAGGTCTACGTGAGTACCCACAAGCTACAGCTAACGGTTACATATATAACCACGAGTACGGAATAAACGCTGATAACTCTGCTATGGAGTCATATATTGAGTCGGCTGATTTTGACCTAGGTGATGGCGAGAAATTTATGATTACTCGCAGAATTATTCCTGACATAAGCTTCAGTGGTTCTACAGCTACTACCCCTGAGGTTGATATTCAGTTAAAAGCACGTAACTTCCCCGGCGCTAATACTCGTGCTGAAACAGCGGAAAGAGTTATTCGTACCACAGCAACTACCCACACTCCGCAGGTCCATATGCGAGCTAGGGGTCGTTCGGCTACGTTTAAAGTAAGCTCGGATACAACAGGCGTGCAATGGCAACTTGGTGTACCACGTTTAGACGCTAGAGAGGACGGTAAGCGCTAATGCCGTTTCTTAACGTAGTTCCGCCTAACTTACCTCTTGCATCGGATGGCTATGACCGCATGCAGCAGGATCAGATATTGAACGTGCTGCGCCTGTATTTTACTAGGTTAAACGGCGATCTATCTGGTTTAGCTAAGGGTCTAGGTGCGTCACAACTTAACGTACCAACGGCGCTTTATTACAGCACAGTCACCCAAACAGCCGCCGTTGCAGATACTGCTTACGCTATTACGTACAACCAGACGTATTATCAAAACGGACTAACGCTAGACACCAGCGATACAGATAGTAAGATAACAGCAACAAAGCCGGGAATTTATAACTTTCAGCTTTCAGCGCAGTTACTTAGTTCTAACTCTAGCGCAAAAGAATTGCAGGTGTGGATTCGCAAAAATGGTACCGATATAGGGTATTCTTCGCGTATCTACACGGTAGACACAAACAACCACCATGTGCCGCTCGCATGGAACTTTAATATTGATCTGGCTGCTGATGATTACATCCAGATGATGTGGGGAACTTCTGATACAAACTTAGAGATTGACTCTGAGGCTGCTTCTTCTCCATATCCGGGGCATGCATCAGCAGTTTTGACAGTTAACTTTGTATCGAATCTGGAAGGGTTCGACGTAGCTACAGCACCGTAAGGTATAGATTATGGCAAGCATCGCTGATCCTAACTCACGAATGATGACAAACGCGTTAACTATGGCGCCTTCTGTTGGTACTGGTGGCGGCGGTGTCGATTTAATGAATCAAATCCCACAAGTTGTAGCGACTGCTGTGGAACCATTAATCCAAAATGCTGGGGCAACAATTAGTAGCAATGTAGCTAGCACCTTAGGAGCAGATGGTGGTGGTATGCGCCCTGCGGTAACGCCTAGACCGGGTGGTATGCCAACTAAAGGTGGTGTTATATCTCGCCTCGATCAAGGACCGTCTAACTTTAGTGATCCTAGCCATTTTAACTACGTAGGTCCTAGCCCATCTATTTTACCTAATACTATCCGCGGACCGGTGTCAGCTGCTATGGCTGACGGTGGCTCTGTGCCAGCAGCGCAGGCAGTTCAATCCCAAGGACGCGGCAACGACTCAATGCTCGTCCACATGACACCTAATGAGGTGCGAGGCTTACAGGCACTAGCTGTAGCAAATGGCGGCTCATTAACTATGAATCCACAAACCGGTCTTCCTGAAGCCGGTTTTCTTGAATCTATCTTGCCGATGGCGGTTGGCTTTGCATTAGGTCCAGCTGGTTTTGGTTTGATGGGCGCAGGTACAGCTGGTCTTACTGTTGGTGGTCTTACTGCGTTAGCTACAGGCGACTTAGGTCAAGGTTTGATGGCGGGTTTAGGTGCATATGGCGGTGCTAATTTAGGTTCAGCACTGCAAACCGCAGGTGCAAACGCAGAGGTTGCTAAACAAGCAGCTATGGAACAAGGTCTATTTAGTAGCGGACAAGCGCCTGAGGTTATTAACGCTTATGCGCAAAGTGCGGCAGACCTCGGCACAGCGGTAGCTCCAGATTCACTTCTTTCCACCGCTGCTGGGGATACTGCTCAATCACTAATCCAAGCTGGGGGCAAAAACTATGCAATGGAAGGCCTTAAAAACTTAGGCTCTAGTGGTGGTTGGTCTAATTTAGGCGGAGCGTTATCTGACCAGTTTGCAAACGCAGGTACACTTGGAAAAGTAGCGCAAGTTGGTAGTGCATTAACTACGGCAGCTCCATTGTTAGAGCCTGAGCCAATGCAGTTTGCTACTCCAGAAGGTCGTGAGTGGAACTACGCAGACCCACAAGCCCCTACTCCACGTACATATACTCAACCATCTAACGCAGATATTCTTCGCGGTGGGCGTGAGTACACTTACTTTACTCCTAGCAATCCTATTCCTTATGCAAAGGGCGATAGTGTCAAAGCGTGGGAAGAAGAAATGGACGTAGCTACTGACGAGTACAAAGATCGTAAGCACATGGAAAAAGTTCGTAGCAATATGAACCCATTCTTGCGTTACATCTACGACAGTACTGGCTTAAATTTAGATGTACCCGCTACTCGCAATACTAAAGCTGACGGTGGCACAGTCCACATGGAAGACGGCGGCTTTGTAATGGATGCTCGCTCTGTATCTGAAATGGGTAATGGCAGCAGCTCAGCAGGTTTAGAAAGATTATCGCAAATAGGCGGCATGCCTATTCAAGGTCGTGGTGATGGAGTTAGTGACTCAATCCCTGCAACTATTGATGGCAACCCAATTGCAGCGGTAGCTCGTGAGGAAGCGTATTTCTCACCAGATGCGGTAAGACGAATTGGTGGTGGTAGCATACAGCGTGGTTCTGACAAGTTGTATGAGATGATGGACAAAGCAATTGCGGCTCGCAAAAAAGCAGGTCGTGGAACTGACTCTGGACTAGGAACATTAATGGCGTGATACAAGTAAGTATGATCCCCAGAGAGCATGTAGATGCTGTTTGGAAGGATGTGGAAGGGTACTTAGAAGGCGCGGCAAAATACACATATGGAAGATTTGAAGTAGACGATATTTACGATTCGATTACTCAATATGATTCTACGTTGTGGATAGCCTTTGAAGACGAAGGCGATATTTTAGGTGCGGTAGTTACGCGGTTTATTGACTACCCTCGGAAACGCTTCTTATCTATGGACT